TAAAGCTATGGTCAATTCTTATTGAAAAGTCATTAACAAAAAACGACTGTTTAGCAATCATAAACAGAGCTGGCATAGAATTACCAGCAATGTATAAACTAGGATACCAAAACAATAATTGCATAGGATGTGTAAAAGGTGGTCTTGGCTATTGGAACAAAATTAGAAATGACTTCCCAGATCAATTCAATAAAATGGCAGATTTAGAAAAAACCATTGGAGCTAAAATACTTAAACACAAAGGGGAAAGAATTTGGCTTTCAGATTTGCCTAAAGACGCTGGTGATTATCCAAAAGAAGCGTCAATCGAGTGCGGTATATTTTGCCACATGGCAGAAGAAGATTTAAAGCTGGTTTAGCTCAGGGGTAGAGCAACTGCCTTGTAAGCAGTAGGTCGTGGGTTCAAATCCTACAACCAGCACCAAAAGTGAGGATTAAATGAAACAACAAATAGGAAATGCAACACTATATTTAGGTGATTGTGCTGAGATATTGCCTACTTTAGGGCAATTTGATGTTGTTATTACAAGCCCACCTTATAACAAAGCTGGTTATGAAGGATTTATTAGAAAACGACATGAAAAAGATTCTTGGGGGCAAAGAAATGTTGATTATGGAGATAACCCTGAAAATGATTTTATGTTGGAATCAGAGTATCAAGATAATCAAATAAAAATACTAAATGAGATTTGGAATCATCTATCAAACGATGGAAGTCTTTTTTATAACCATAAAATAAGAGTTGCTAATCACAAAGCTAGTCATCCTATTGAATGGCTTATAAAAACTAATTTTGTATTTAGACAGCAATTAATTTGGGATAGGTCAAATTCTCCTGCTGTAGCACCTATAAGATTTTTACCAACAACAGAATTAATTTTTTGGATGACAAAACATCAAAAACAGCCAAATTTTAATAGGGCTAAAGATTTGGAATTTAAAGGCGAAGTATGGAAATTTATGGCAGAACAAAATCCATTACATCCAGCGCCATATCCTATCAATTTGCCAACAAATATTTTAAAAAACATTGAAGGTAATATTGTTGTTTTTGACCCATATTTAGGATCTGGAACAACTGGCGTGGCTTGTGCCAAAATGGGAAAAACTTTTGTAGGAATAGAAAGAGAACAAAAATACTTTGATATTGCTTGTAAGCGTATTGAACAAGCATATGCACAACAAGATATGTTTGTTTAAAGCTCCAAGGGATCAAATCCTAACTCTTTGCCAACCATGTGGCATCTAGCCCTAAACTCTTTACCATGTTGCGCCCACTTACTGCCTTTGCGTCTATAAAAGCTCATGTGAATCATCTCATGCGCCATAGTCCGAATAACTGTCTCTAAAAAACCACACCTAGCAGTAGAAATGGTAATAATGTGTTCCCACTTTTCTCCGTCATCGTATAAGTAAGTACCCATTACATCTGGGTCGCTATTCACAACAAATTTAATCTGCTCTGGTAAAGGCAACTTCCATCGTGTAAATGGCTCGCAACAATACAAGGTGCAGTAAATGTTCTTGAGAATAGCGGGGGTTAATTTCATTTCCAACTAATCCAATCTTTAGAAAAAGTCCGTTCTTTGCGATCTACATAGACAGGCATACTAAAGGTAATCCCATGTTCAGGATGGGTCAACCATAGAGCTTGTCTTGGTGGCTCAAATCCAAAGTTATTCGCATAAGCGTATTCGTCATATCCCTTGAGCGATCCGTTGACAATCAGTCTTTCTAGCTGGATTAACTGATGCCAATGCCCTAGGAGCATCGTATCGTATTCCATGTCAATCTGAGCGTTCCTAGAGCGTTTACGGTGGTCTCCACGAATAATCGGACCAAGCGCACCAATAACCCCATCGCCACCCCTAAATTGATCGCCATGTGTTAATAGATACTTATGCCCATAAACAGAGTAATAAGCATCAGATCCATCGGGAATGTGGAATGTAACTCGGTCATCGTTCTCAAACCGCTTGGCTAAGAATTGATAAAGCAACCAGTCAAACGAGGTAAAGTTTCTTCCCTTTGCTCGCATCTTGTGGGTATTGCGCCCATGATTACCAGATACGCAAGGCACAAAGACCTGACCAAACTCGTCTGCCAAAGTATTAACGCACCATGTTAATACCCCAAACAAGTCAATAACGGTAGGCATAATCTCCATCTCGTTGGTAGCCATTAGCTCCTCGTGGATGTCTCCGCTAACCATATCGCCACCAAGCACAAAAACAATGCCTGGATAGTTGCTGTGGGCTACATGGTTCTTTAGCAGATCAATCGCCTTTTCCACCATTACCTTGGCTCTATCTTGAGCTATAGCAATGTTGTATTCGTTGACACCATTGATTTGATTGGGATCGACTATTTCTCCCCAATGCCAATCAGATGCAAATAGTGTCGGGATTCCAGCAGATGTGTGCTTCTTTGGTTTTTTGACTGTCCAACTAGGAACTTTAACCTTAGAGTCGTTTAGCTTAATTATCGCTTTTTTGATATATTCTGCGCTTAAATCGTCTTTTGCTTGCGCTGCAATAGAGGACTCAAGCTGTCTTATTCGATCCCTAGCCTCTGCTAACTTGCTAAGTGTATCGTCAGTATCTTTTACAATAGATTTAATGCTAGGTTTAAATCCTTTACTTTCGGCAGCATAGTATCGGTGATCGTATGTGCCATGTGGCAAGCCGAGGAGTTTAGCTGCACCAGTTTTTGTGCCTACCTTATGAAAGGCATCCATCGCTTCTTGTAACTGTGCGTCAGTATATGGTCTTGAAGGCATTTCTTTCTTTCAGAGTTAAGACATTGAAATACTACACATTTTTTTGTTACAATTCTACATATTGTAACCTAGGAATAACACCTACATGGCTAAAGACGCTTTAGATGCAAGGCTAACGAACTGGGCTTGGTATCTATCGTATGGAGTAGTTGGTCCACAACCCGATACAACTTGTCGATCTTTTGAAAAAAACTATGTGCCAGAGCTAGGCAATCTCTACAGTCAAGAAGAACCACACTACGAGCCAGACCACCAAGACGGAGATTTAATCGAGCAGTCAGTTAAGGGTTTACCCTTACAGCACAGACAGATATTAAAGGCTCGATATGTGAGCCACCCATACGCATCTATAGGACAGTTAGCCCACCACCTGAGAATGTCTGCCCATAAGTTAGAATTAGAAATCGGATATGCAAAACGCAGACTACAAGACATCCTCGACAAGAAAGCCAAGTGCAAAGACCTTGAGAATCTGTACAAGGTGCAAGATCAGCAAATCGACTGAGGCTGGGCATCTTGAAATCTACAACAAGGGCATGAATGAGCGATTTGTCTGCCAAGAATGTGCCAATCGTCATAGCGACAAAAACCGCTAAATGCTTGCCTGTGCTGTTATCCAGCATAGATCAATATGTGCCATTAGAAGTGGAAATAATCGTCTCTGGGAGCGATCTAAGGCTTCCTAGGCATAAGACTATTAATTTGCCTAACTATGGCAAGTCTTTCGGTGAAAGCTACAACTATGTATGCAACTATGCTTTCCAAAACCACAAGCACATTATCGTAGCCAACGATGATATAGTGGTAAACCCTAACTCTTATATAAGACTAGTAGACGATTACATAAAGCTATTGGATTCTGACATAGGCTGGATGTCGGCTAGATCAGACTACGCTAGAGGACAGCAGAATATTCGGCTATGGTCGCAGCTCAATGGGATTCGATCTGTAGAAGAAGAACAAATTGTAGAAACCGATGTTATCAGTCCTTTGTTTGCGCTGATCTCTAAACACCGATGGATTGATTACCCACCGATTAACTGGTACTCGGATGACATCCAATGCCTAAAGATGCGTTATGCGGGTTCTAGGAACTTTGTATCTACAAGCTATGTCCACCATGTCGGCAGTTCTACAATCGGCATGGATCACAAGAAAAACAACGATGAGGCGATGCAGTGGATGAAAAACAACGAGCCTGATTTTTATGCCTTTTACAACAACCTTGCATAGTTTAAAAAACAGCCTTAAAATAGTCGTGGGCAAGTGCGCCCATTTTTTTATGGGTGATACATGAAAATTGCTATCGGTTTATTAGACGAGATGGACAAGGAAGAAGAAAAAGAAGAATACCTTGTAAGTCCAGAAATGAATAAAGAGATGGTTCGTGCGCTAGAGAAAACGCACCATTTTGGGTATCCAAGCGAAGAATTGGCTAAATTTTGGGGGATTGAAGTTGACGAGGTACAGTTCTACCGATGCGGTAATTGCCAATACTTTTGTGATACTCCTGATGCGGTCAAAGCGGTTCAGGCGGAGATTCCTAATGCGAACGGTTACTGTAAAAAGTATGAGTTTGCTTGCAACGCTGAAAAGGTTTGCGACTCTTGGGAAGGCAAAGAAGAAGAATCTGAAGGAGAAGAAGATTGAAACAAGGTCTTTACGCTAATATTGCAGCAAAACGAGAGCGCATCAAAGCTGGATCTGGCGAAAAGATGCGTAAGCCAGGCACAAAAGGCGCACCAACCGCTAAGGCTTTTAAACAAGCTGCTAAGACAGCTAAACCAGTAAAGGCTAAAAAATGAAAATGTACAAAAAGAAACCAGCTAAACCAGCAAAACCAGCTAAGAAGCCAAAGAAAGGCTACTAAGCATGAAAATGACCAAAGGGCAGAAGAAAGTCGGTAAAGTTATGAGCGAGTACAAAGCTGGAAAGCTCAAGTCATCTAGCGGTAAAAAGGTTACAAACCCCAAGCAAGCAGTAGCAATCGCTATGAGCGAAGCTGGGTACAAGAAGAAGAAATGATTAAAAAAGGTAAGGAAACATTCTCAGGCTACAACAAGCCAAAGAAAACCCCTAACCATCCTACTAAAAGCCATGCAGTATTAGCTAAAGTGGGGGAGACAGAGAAGCTGATCCGTTTTGGTCAGCAAGGTGTAAGCGGTAGCCCAGCACGAAAGGGCGAGTCAGAGGCAGACAAAGCTAGGCGCAAGAGCTTCAAGGCAAGACACGCAAGCAACATAGCTAAAGGTAAAATGTCCGCAGCATACTGGGCAGATAAGGTTAAGTGGTAAGAACTCTCAATATCGGTAGTGGCAAAGACTTCAAAGAGGACTGCTTAAACGCAGACATCCAAGAAGAAAGAAAGCCAGACTGGGTACTAGACATCACTAAAGTACCTTGGGGGGAGACTATCTCTACAAGATTCGGAAAGATGAAAGTAGAAAAAGGAATGTTTAGCAAAATCATTGCTAACGATGTCCTAGAGCATATTACAGACCTAATACCAGCAATGGCAAACTGTAGAGACTTGCTAGACGATAAAGGCGAGTTTCACATCAGCGTACCGTATTACCTAAGTTTAGGAGCATGGCAAGACCCAACCCATGTCAGAGCGTTCAACGAGAATAGCTGGCTGTATTACTGCGATTGGCATTGGTATCTAAATTGGGAAGAAAGATTTTGGACTAAGCTGATTGAATTCAGACTTAGCGACTTAGCAAAAGAGATGGATATAAACAAAGGCACAGCATTACTCATGCCTAAGATGATTGACCATATCCATGTCATTCTTACAAAGTATCCTGTAGAACAGGAAACTAGATTCGCATAAAGGATAACTATGGCAAGCCTATTAGATCTGGCAGATGCCCGACTAAGGGGTTTGCTTGATAGCAGAAAAGTAGAAAGACCGTCTATGACTGGTCTATTAGGCGGTACACAGCCACAAGGAACATTGGCTGGAGCAATCCAAGGGTTTACACCTACTCCTATGCAAGCAATGTCCAATCAAGCAGTAATGGGCTACGCTAGGAATGTTGCTAGTACTGCAAGGCAAAACATGGCGCAGCAGATGAGCGACTTAGATAGAGCCTTAGTAATGGATCAAGGCGGTATCAATATAGGAGACAGACAGGCTCTTGCAAGGCTAATGGAGCAAGTTCCAGGACTTATGGGCGCTACTGCCTATCATGGCAGCCCGTATAGGTTTGATAAGTTTGATTTGTCAAAACAAGGCACAGGAGCTGGCAATCAGCTTTATGGCAAAGGAATGTATTTTGCTGAATCTCCATCTGTTGCTTCTCAATACATGGGCAATTTAGGCGAATATAAAATTACAGTAGATGGAAATGTTGTAGATACCCCAGTAGCTCAAGCTATTGTTAGGTATCAAGGCGATCCAAATGCTTTTATAAACTCATTGCAGAACAAAATAAAAGATCAAAAAAATGCACTGAAAAAAGCAAGCAAGGAAGAAGTTTTGCCTGGAATATCAGAATACGATATGGCAAAAATGGATTTGGATGAGACGCTTAAACTTGTAAATGAAGCAAAATCTTATATTGGAAAAGAAGTAAGAAAAGAGCCTATTGGCAACCTTTATACTGTAGATATTCCAGATCAGTTTATGCCAATGATGCTTGATTATGACAAGCCATTAGCTGAACAATCTCAGTTAATTCAGTCAGTTGCGCTTCAAAATAGTAAAGCATTGGTCAAAAAAATAAAAGAAATAAATAGCAATAAACTTAATAAGCCAGTCAACAATATTTACGAATTAGAAGGCGCAGATTTTATCAATGCGCTTGGTGGCAAAGGAAAAGCAGAAAAGATCTTACAAGATGCTGGTGTATATGGAATTAAATATGCAGAAACTCCAGCACTAAAAACTAACGCTCAAGGCGAAAAGTTTATGGATCGTACTGGTGAAGGAACAAGTAACTTTGTTATTTTTGATCCAAGCACAGTAAAGATTCTTGAAAGAAACAATAGAAAGATGGAAGGTCTTTTAGACTAACTTGTTGTAAAATAACAACAGTCATTACCCATGACCCAATAGGAATGGAATGAATGGAAAACTCTACAGAAAACAATAATTTGGAAGTTGTGTCAACCAATAAGGGTGGCGCACCGTTAGGTAACAATAACGCTAAGAAGGGCAAGCTCTTTTACGAGCAATTACGCAAGGCTCTTATACAAGAAGATAGAAAGCGTCTCGTTAATATCGCAGAGAAGTTAGTCAAAGCTGCTGAGAACGGAGATGCTTGGGCAATCAAGGAAGTCATAGACCGAGTAGATGGTAAAGCTATCCAAGCTACTGAGATTTCAGGAGCAGATGGCGCAGACATATCCGCATTGCAGACTATCAACATTGTGCTAAAGAAGCCTGATGGAAGTTAATTTCGAGTTTCCTGAAAAGCTAGGGTTCTTATTCGACAAAAGCCGATACAAAGTTCTGTACGGTGGGCGAGGATCAGGCAAGTCTTGGGGAGTTGCTAGAGCGTTGATTAGTATTGCTCTACAGCGACCAGTCAGAGTCTTATGCGCTCGTGAGTTCCAAAACAGTATTAGCGATTCGGTTCATGCTTTGTTGGCAGACCAAATCAAGAGCATGGGATTGGAAGGATTCTTTACCATTCAGAATACCGCTATCTACGGTATGAATGGCTCAGAGTTCTTGTTTGCTGGACTAAAGCACAACATTACTAAGATCAAGTCGTTCGAGGGTGTAGACATAGCGTGGGTGGAAGAAGCCCAGACTACTTCTAAAAGCTCATGGGATGTGTTGATTCCTACTATTCGTAAGGAAGGCTCAGAGATCTGGCTAACCTTTAACCCAGAGTTAGACACAGACGAGACTTACAAGCGGTTTATTGTCAACCCACCTAGCAACGCAATCGTTAAGAAGGTTAATTGGTCTGACAATCCTTGGTTTCCTAAAGTCCTCAGAGACGAGATGGAAGATCTCAAGGCTAGGGATGTCGATGCCTACCTCAATGTATGGGAAGGCAACACACGACAAGTATTAGATGGCGCAGTCTACGCTAATGAGTTGCGTAAGGCTCAAGAAGAAAACAGAATCAAAGATGTATTGCTAGACCACTCTGTACCAGTATCTACATTCTGGGATATTGGTTGGGCAGATATGACTAGCATTTGGTTTGTGCAAACCATTCCTGGTGGCGAAGTAAGGGTTATTGACTTCTATCAAGATTGTCAAAAGCCTATCGACTACTACACAGCGTTACTGCAAACCAAAGGCTATACATACAGAGATCATTGGCTACCGCATGATGCCGAGCATAAGAATATGACTGGCAAGAGCGTTAAAGACATCATGGAAACGATGGGTTTCCCAGTTCGGATTACACCTAAGTTGTCTGTAGCCGATGGGATCAACGCAGCGAGGATGTTGTTAAACCGTTGCTACATAGATCAAACGAGGTGTGCAGAAGGGCTACAAGCATTGCGACATTACCGCTATGATGTAGATCCTGACACTAAGATGTTTAGCGACAAACCTTTACATGACCAACATAGCCATGCAGCAGACGCTTGGAGATACGCTGCGGTTGCGTTGGATGAGAAACCGTATGACTGGCAAAAGCCAATTTCAGTCAACACACGATGGATTACCTAAATGGATCAGCTTAAACTAAGAAACCTGATTGATACGGAGATAGATAACGCTATTGGTTATCTTGAGACCGAGACTACAGAGGATCGTAGGAAGGCACTCGACTATTATCTGCGTAGACCG